AGCGGGGTTCCTATGCCCACGCTCAACGGCCCTCTTTCAAGACCGACCTAGAAAGCTGCGAGGAGGCCATGTCGGCCTTCTATAAAGAAATGAGCTATCTGGACATCCCACTGGATATGACGGCTGGGAACCACGAAGATCGAATCCAACGATTTGAAAACAAAAACCCCGAAACTGTTGGAACCCTATACACCCAGTTTGAGGAGATGGCGGCTCGGTATCGCTGGCGCATCCACCCCTATGGGCAGTGGCTGATGATTGACGGAGTTGGTTTTATCCATGTGCCAATGAATATCATGGGGCGACCATATGGCGGTCAAAACTCTGAAAACCAGATTGCCAACCACGCGACACATTCCATTGTGTTCGGTCATACACACCGATCCACATTCCGCAAGGTACCCAAAATCGGGATTAACAACTCAATTGAGGTTCTTAACCTTGGGTCATCGATGCCGGATGGGTACGTCGCTAAGTATGCGGGGACGGCGACAACTGGTTGGTCCTACGGCATTTATGAGCTGCAAATCCAAGCGGGCCACATATTGCAATATCGTCACATCAGCATGAGACAATTAGAGGAACAGTATTTGTGAAAGGTATGCACCCGGACGAAAAACTTATCGAGGAGCTGGTTGCTGCGTTCCGTATAACGCGGGGCGGTATGGCTACCGAGTTCTGCATGGCTGAGGAGCTGATTGGCTTAGCCAGAGAGCTGGACAGGCTGGAGGCCGAAGTCAAAGTTTTGCGCGATAACAGGCACTACGCCTTCTATCGCCAGCAAAGGAGGTCGTGATGTCTGATAATGATGATGATGGCATTGATGATAGCGCAACCATGCTGGACCTTAGCGATTTGGACCCGACAGCCTTTGAGGACTTTGTGGCACAGCGGGCTATAGCCTTCTGCTATTTGGTCCGTGTGTCAGACATGACAAACGACCAAACAGCTAAAGAATTGACCTTCACCATGATGCGTAAGGTCAATATGTCGATCAAGACACCATCGACAGCCGATTTGAAAGCGATTGACGGCAAAGGAGGGGGCAATGAATGAGTGGAATTTGATTACGACCGCGCCAAAAGACGGCGCAGAAATAATTGCCTTCTGGTGGGAAGGCACATGGCCTTGCATGTCTATAGCCCACTGGGATCAAATTCAGTCCGGCTGGTATGATGGAGAGTGGGACTTGTATCCGACACATTGGATGCCGCTGCCTGAACCGCCGCCGGATGCAAAAACAGAACTTGGTCTATAAAAAACCAGTGTTACAATAGGCCCGCAGAGGGCAGACCGGGTGGAGCCAGTTCCCGTTAAGCCGTCAGTGGAAGAGACACCCACTGGCGGCTTTTTCCATTTAATATGTTATATTGTTGGCTTGTGACGCGAACCCAGCCCGCTTTGAGGATGAAATGGCCCGTATCTTGGCAAACGCCATTGTTGATGTAATTCGACCCGCTACTCCGGTTGGCCTCGGGGTTTTCTCGGTCGAGGTTTGGGGCCAACCGCCCTACGATTACACTCGCACCTATGAAATCCAAGCCAAAAACGATACACTGGCTGCTCAAGAGGGCATTCGCCGTTTCGTTGATGAAATGGAAGCTTTGCCTGTCGAAGGGAACTAACCATGCCTTTAACGCCCGGCCTTGTCCCGAATCTGCGGGAAGTTGCACCAGAGCCAACTGGGGTTTCCCCCGGTGATGATTTGATCGTCAAGATCGATGAAGGCGAGCCTTCTTACGACACCGATGACAAGGGCAACATCCTCAAGATCGAACATGAAGACGGGTCCGTTACGATCTCGCTGGACGGGCGACCTGTTGAGGAAGCCTCCGAGGCCGAGAAGGCTAAGGAATGGTTCCGTAATCTGGTTGACGAAATTGATGCGGGTGAACTGAGCGCAATTTCGGAAACCCTAATGAACGGCATCCGAGACGATCTCGATAGCCGCAAGGATTGGGTTGAGGACCGAGCGCAGGGCCTGAAGCTTTTGGGCCTTAAGATCGAAATTCCCGGCCTTGAGGGGGCCACAGACGGCGCTCCGGTCGAAGGGATGAGCAAGGTTCGCCATCCGCTGCTTCTTGAGGCTGTGTTGCGCTTCCAAGCCAATGCTAGGTCTGAGCTTTTGCCGACCGATGGCCCTGTTAAGATTCGCAATGATGGCATCGCCACAACCACTCAGCAGGACTATCTTTCCAACGCCCTTGAGAAAGACCTGAACCATTACCTGACCACGGTCGCCAGCGAATACTATCCCGACACCGACCGCATGTTGCTGATGCTGGGCTTCGGCGGCACGGCCTTCAAGAAGGTTTATTTCTGCCCGCTACGGAACCGTCCGGTCTCCGAAAGTGTTGATGCAGATGACTTGATTGTTAACAACGCAGCAACAGACCTTCAAAACGCTCGTCGCGTTACGCACCGCGTAATGATGCGCCCATCGACCGTAAAGCGCCTCCAAATCCTTGGCGTTTACCGTGACGTTGAGCTGTCCACGCCGCTTCAGGCCGAAACGGACGCCGTCCAGCGCGAGAAAAACGCCATCGAAGGGGTGTCAGATACTGTCATGCGCCCCGATGATCGGGACCGCGAAATCTATGAGTGCTATTGCGAACTCGACATCTTTGGCTTTGAGCACAAGTGGAAGGGCAAAGAGACGGGTCTCGAAATCCCTTACCGCGTGACCATTGACGTTTCGACCAAGGAAATCCTGTCCATCGTCCGCAACTACGACGAGGACAGCGCCGAGCTTCCAGAGGCTCGCCAGAACTTCGTCAAATACACCTTTGTCCCCGGCCTTGGTTTTTACGACATTGGCCTGCTTCACGTCCTTGGCAACACAACAAATGCTGTCACGGCAGCTTGGCGCGAAATGCTGGACGCAGGGATGTATTCAAACTTCCCCGGCTTCCTTTATGCCGACACTGGCGCTCGCCAGAACACAAACATCTTCCGCGTTCCTCCGGGCGGCGGCGCTTTGATTAAGACCGGCGGTATGCCGATCCAGCAGGCAGTGATGCCTTTGCCTTACAAAGACCCGTCCGGCGCTCTTATGCAGCTTGTGGATAACATGGCCCAGACCGGCGCTCGCGTTGGCGGCACGGCTGAAATGGCTGTTGGCGAAGGCAAGGCTGACGCTCCGGTTGGAACCACGCTGGCCCTCATCGATCAGGCCACAAAGGTTCTGAACGCGGTCCACAAGCGCATGCATGCCGCACAGGCAAACGAGTTTCAGCTTCTGGTCCGTTGCTTCCGCGAGCATCCAGAAAGCTTCTGGCAGCGCAACAAGAAGCCCACATATCAGTGGTCTGAACAGACGTTTATTCAGGCGCTTAATGATTGCGATCTGGTCCCGCAGGCCGATCCAAACACCGCCAGCCACACGCAGCGCGTTGTGAAGGTCATGGCCCTGAAGCAGCTTCAGTCGCAGAACCCATCGCTTTACGATCCGATTGCCATCGACACCGAGGCAATGATCACGTTGGGCTGGAGCAACCCTGAACAGTTCTTTGCGCCGCCGGAATCGCAGGGCAAGCCGCCGCCGCAAGTTGTCGAAGCGCAGGCCAAATTGCAGATTGCCAAGCAGGACGCTGACGCTAAGTCCATGCTGGCACAGGCAAAAGCGGCTGAGATTGCTTCCAAGATTCAGGCCGAGCAGCAAGGCAATGAGGTTGATCCGTTGAAGTCGGCTGAGATCAAGCTGAAGCAGGATGAAATCCAGCAGCGCAACTTTGACGCTCAGTTGGATGCCATCAACCGCAAGCGCGACCGCGAAAGCCGTGAGCGCCTAGCCACGCTGCGTTTGGCTGAAGAGATTGCCGAGAACCCGTCAACGATGGGCGTTGTTGAGAACATCGTCGGCATGAACGCTCTTCAACGCCTGCGCGATGTTGAGGAACCTTTGGAACCGCAAGCTCCTCCTAACACTCAGGAATGAGGCTGAGATGAACAAGCGGGTCATTCAAAAGGCACTCAAGCTCTCTCGCCGCTCTGGATTTGATGACGGTGGTGTGCCGCCCGAGGATCAGGCCGTTGATCTTGCAAAAGACACGGCGCTGACACCTCGCCGCTTGGCTGAAAAGTGGACCCCGCCTGAAGAGACTGACCCGCGTCTTGAAAAGTTTCTCAAAGAGTATCCCGGCAAAGCCGCTGAGCTTCCGGGGAAAGTTGCTGAAGGCGTTAAAGAAACTGCGATGTATCCCGGACAAGTTTATCGGGGTGAAAAGCAACTTTATGAGATGAACGCCGAAACTGGTGAGCCTCAACTTAAGCAAGAAGCCATCGACAAAGCGATGGATATACAAGGCTTAGGGATTACTGGTTCTTTCCCATTTGCGGCTCAAGTTTCTCGCGAGGCAGCTAAACAGGGCCAAATGCCCATGTTTATGTTTGCCGGTCCAAAGTCAGCAACCGCAGATATGAAAGCGCTGGATGAAGCAAAACGCATGGCTGGCGAAGGTGTTCACCGAGATGACATTTGGCGTCAAACGGGTTGGGGTCAAAATCCTAAAGGTCAATGGTTTTATGAAATCAACGATAAACCATCTCAGTATTTTCCCGGAAATGTCACTGCTCAATTAAGAGAAGAAGGCGTTCCTCGTCAGTTGCTTGAAGAGCGAGGTTTTCAATCAACGGTCCCTGCGGTTTTTGAGCATCCAGAACTTTATAAAGCTTACCCTAAAATGCAGGAAACAATTTTTGAGGCCGAAGGCACAAAGACAAAGCGCCAACCAATTGGTGATTACTACGCTTATCACAGCCCTTCTGAGAATAAAGTTGCTCTTTCTCAGGAAATAGCGCCTCGACTTGAATCTGGACGTTCTTCTTTACTGCATGAACTTCAGCATGGTGTTCAGGACATTGAAGGTTTCCCACGTGGAACAAACCTTGTTGCTGCGGCTGCAGATGTTGAGGCTGCTCGTTTAGCTTTTCCAGCGCTGACAAAAGAAATTACAGCATTGGAAGATGGAGTTTTGCAATATGCAAAAACTCTTAGAGCCAAAGCATCTGCGGGTGATCCGCAAGCTAAAGAATTCTTAGATTCTGCTTCTTCAAAGTGGGCCAAGCTTCACGGGTTGCGTGGACCAGAAAATCCAAATGGCATTACGCCTGCGGAGGCAGTTTATTTTGAACTTTTGGAGCAAAATCCAAAGTATCAAAAACTCAATAAAGAACTTCAAAATCAATGGAACACTCGGGGTCTTACACCAGAACAGGCTTACTGGAACAATGTTGGAGAGGCTCAATCTCGTTTAACGCAAGCTCGGCGTGACATGACACCTGAAGAACGTCGAATGGTTCCACCTTGGAATGACCTCAAAGGTTACTGGAGCGGTTTTGGCTACGATGTTCCAGAAACAAAACAAATACTTCGTCCAAATGAAATGAATCGCGGTGGCGAAGTTTATGAATATCCACTGCGCCATCACAAAGATTGGGAAGAAGCACACGATTACGAAAAAAGCGGCGGCATTTTTCAATTTGAAGAGCCAGAAAAATACTTGTCCCAAGTAAAGCCTCTTAAGATGGATCATGAAGACAAAGAATTGATCCATCACTTTGAGCATCAGATGGAGAAGGGCGAAAAGCTCGACCCGGTCGCCATTTATCCTGACGGTCATCCAAACGGTCGCCACCGGGCTGAAGCAGCTAAGAAGCTGGGCATCAATAAAATTCCCGTGGTGACGTGGCCCAAGAAGAAGGGCGGCGGCTCTATTGTAGACCGCGCTCTTATGTTACTCTCTAAAAAGGTTTAGAGACCTCCGGGGACGCCCGGCTACCTGATCAGGAGCAATCATGTCGAGCATGGCAAAAACGGCCCGTGAGGCCATGAAAGCTAAGGCAAAGCGCCTTGGCGGTGACCGTCCTTTGGAAAAGGTCGATTCGTCCACTTTCACGCCACCAGAACTGCTGAACGCTGACGTTAAGACGGGCCTGCGTCCGATCTCTCGTCGCCAGTTTAAAAAGGGCGGCAAGGTCATGGGCGAGACCTGTGAAGCCCGCGCTGATCGCAAGCCACGCAAGTCCGGCGGCAAGGCCGAGGCAACCGAATATGCAAACGCCAAAGTGAACCGCAACGTCAAAGCGGCTAACGAAGAGCGCGAAGGCAAAAAGCACATCGGCGGCATGAAGTCCGGCGGTCGCGCCAAGAAGAACGCTGGCGGTGGCAACATGCCACTTCCTGTGCCGCGTCCCAAGAACCTTGATTCGCGTCAGGTCGACCGCAAGCTGACTGAGCCGGGCGATGCCGCTTCGAGCGATCTTAACCGCATGATGGACATCCAGCGCCGTGAAGATGCTGCTGCTGAAGCTGCTCCTGCCCGTAAGACGGGTGGTCGCACTGGCAAGCTGTCCGGCGGTGCCATTGCTAAATATACAAAAAAAGCTGTCACCGATTATGCTAATCGGCGCTCTGGACAAATGCACAGTCAAGATAAACCAGAATATTATCGCGACGAATATGATCAAAACAAAATTCGTCGTTCCGGTAATCGGGAAAAAGGCATTTCAACAGCGTTGGACAAATTGTCCGGCAAAGCAAAGGTAAATGCCACACCTGACATTGCTGCCGATGGCATGAAGAAGGGTGGACGCACGAAGAAAGCTTCTGGCGGTCAAACTCGCGCTGCCCAGATGATGAAGGATGCTTCGGACACCGCTGGTGTTCCCGGCGCTCGTATGGACTTTGCATCTGGTCAAAGCCGCTTCGGCAAGGCTCTCGGCCTGAAAAAAGGCGGCACTGCCAAGCACGACGACGCAAAGCAGGACATGGCCCTCATCAAGAAGATGGTAAAGGCTGAAGCTCGCACGGGTAAAGCTGAAGGTGGGTTTCAAAACAAACGTGACTACCCGCTTGATCTTCCGTCTGACGAGGAAATGCAAAAGAAAGCTTGGGCAAATCGTAAAGCTCAACGCAAAGAAGCTGGAGATAAAACAAAAAAACCAGTTTTTGCTAAAGGCGGGGAAGCCCGCACCGCTCGCAAGGTTGGCGGCGGCGTGTTCTCTGGTCCCGGCTATCCCGGCAAAATTCCCGGCGTTGTTCCCGGCGGTCGCACTGCTCGCGCAACGGGCGGCAAGACTAAGGGCAAGACTAACGTCAACATCGTGATTGCCGCTGGTAAGGGTGGTCAGCCGGATATGCCGATGCCTCCGGGCCTGATGGGCAAGCCTGCGGGTGGCATTCCTGTGCCGGTTGCGCCTCCTCCCGGCGCTGGTGGCCCACAGGGCGGCATGCCGATGCCAGTGCCTATGCCAATGCCTCCGGGCGGTCCTGCGGGCGCCCCGGGCGCTGGTGGCCCTCCTCCGATGGCTCGCAAGGCTGGCGGTCGTATCAGCAAGGTGGCTTCGTCCTACAAGGACATGGAAGCCGGTTCAGCTGGCGGTGAAGGCCGCTTGCAGAAGACCGACATCGCCAAGAAGCACAAGGGCGCTCCTGCCTTCAAGAAGGGTGGCAAGGTCTACCGTTCTTACAAGGACATGGATGCTGGCTCTGCCTCTGGTTTGGGTCGCCTTGAAAAGACGGAGATTGCTTCTCGGAAGCGCTGACTTCGCGGCGGCATGAGGCATGGCGCTGTGATCCGGGACGGGTGGAATCCCCCTTTTTCCACCCGTCCCAACTCATAAAGGGGAACCG